GAGGGATGTCGTCTAGTTCGATCCCTACGATAAGGCTGTTGTCAACTGTCGCTCTATCGTAATCTGTAGGGGCGATATTCAAGCAGTCAAAGATCACTACGTCAGCGGCGGTTTCATAGTTAACACCGTACGGGATTGTTGGGTAGCGAGCCGATAGCAGAGCCCGTGCTTCCTCGGGACCGTCAACTACGAAGCGATGTTGGTGGTGTGGCAGTTCGTCGGCGAGGGCGAGCGCTCGATACAGGTGGCCGTAGCCGACTGCTTGACCTGCGATGATACGCCACTCTATGGTCCTGCTATTAGCGAGAGCGTTGGCAGCAACAAGGTCCATCGGCGTGTCAACGTCGATGCTCTCGTCAGTAGCGACAGGGTAAAGGTGGTGAGAGCCGGATACCAGACTGTCAGGACCGTGCCACTCTCTGACAAGCATCAGACCTCCTGTCTCCCTCCACACGGTTTCAGAGCGATATTGCCGGTTCTCTCGCCTACTGTAAAGGGGCGCTACGATCTGGTTGCGATCTTGACTCCATAACAGGTGAGGCTCGTCTACCACTGTGGCTAGTGACTCCCACTCGAGGCGAACGTCGAACTCTGCTACGGCTTCTAGGACAGTGACATCATCGAGGTTTGGGGAAGTAGGTTGACATACTGCGACCTTGTAGTTAACGAGTTCCTCTCCGAACGTCTTTCGTAGGGCGTGGTCAACTGACGTCGCTATAGTGGAGTCTGCGGTCGCGAGCGCTGGTGGTCTTTGTACGATCTGACAGCCGAGGTACTCTGCGATGTCACGCGAGAACGAGTCGTCTGTGGTGACGATCACTTTGTCAGGGGTGCCGGTGATCTGGATAGCCCGTGCTATAGCAATCTCGGTGAGGCTACGGCCTCCGACTTGTCGCCGATTCTTGCCGGGGATCCCAATGCTGCCACCTCTAGCCGGCACCACAGCGCACCATAACTTGTCAGACATTTAGGACCCTCTCAACACTTTCGGCTACGTACCTCGCGACGGGAGCAACCACTCCATTGCCACACATTTTGTACCTTACGGAGTCTGGGATCTCAACGCTGTTGGCACCGTACTTCGTATGGTTGTCAGGCCAGCCCATCGCCCGTTCGCTTTCCAACGGCGTTATCTGTCGAGGTCTAACTCCTCGGCCAGTAATAGCGCAAGGTGTAATCGCTTTGAGTGGTGGGAGCGCCCCGCACTGTGGGCCGTCGTACCTGCCTTGAGTCTTGTAAAACCCAACGAGGTGACCGTCCTGCTGAAGATCCCTCGGAGTGACCGCTCCGTCAGCAAATACTTCTCGTCTACTTGCAGTTCGAGGATTCCAGAGAGCGACAATGAACAAGCGTCGCCTTTTCTGGGGGACTCCAAAGTGGTTAGCATCGAACACTCTCCACTCGATTCCCAACGCCCCGAGTTCGGCCAGTTCGTCAAGGCACCTCCCCATAGCAGCGCCTTTGTCGGCGCTAAGGAGTCCTGCGACGTTCTCAACGACAACGGCATTTGGGTACTGTCCATCAGTAGCCTCTCTCATTTGCTTGATGATCCGCACAGCCTCAAAGAATAGACCTGACTTAACACCGTCTAGGCCGGCTCGACGACCCGCTATTGACAAGTCTTGACACGGGAAGCCGAACGTGACGACATTGACAGGGGCGACGGTGCTGCCACTGACATCCTTTACGTCTTGGTAACGAGTGGCATCAGGCCAGTGTTTAGCGAGGACAGAGGAACACGCTAGATCGACTTCTACTTGCCATTGACAGTCCCAGCCGGCGGCGTCGCAACCGAGATCGAAACCTCCGGCTCCCGTGAACAAGGAGCCGTAAGTTGTCACTCCCATTCTCCCGTAAGGTGAACTGTTTTCGTGTCGTGATAGTTGAGATCTGCCCACGCGACCATATCGCACGACGGACAAGGCCCGAGTCGCACTCGCTCCCTGCCAGTTGCCGGCGCTATCACTACGAGTTGACACCGCTCGCAGTACGAGGCACGGTCTACAGCCTCGATGAGGCGGTTGTCTTCTGTAGGTGGCTTGCGTTTGGCGCTCATTGGCGCTCCCTTCTCGTTTTGCGTACCCTAATCGCTAGAGAGTGGCAACGTCTTTAAGACTGTCGATCATTGCCTGTGGTACTACGAACTCTTTGTTGGTTCGAGGGTCAAGGCTGCCCGGTGTTGACGCTGCTGTCCAGAGCCACATTGGGTAAACTTCGGCTGTCAAGTGTAGACGGAACGGACCTGACACCATCCAAACGTGAGGGGTCTTGTCGCCACGCATTAGTTTCATTTCGTTCTCCAGATCTATGAACGGGGGTGGAATAGGCGGGGGTTGCGGCTTGCTGTAACTGATGTTAGGGGCGGTGAAGTAGTCAGACCACGTTAGCCTGTCGAACGTGTAGTTAGCGACTCCCCTACTGCTAGCAGCGCCAAGGGTACGCCCGTCGCCGAGGCTGAACTCGCAGTGGCCTGTTGTCTCGTATCTGCGGATACCACCGAGAATACATATTGCCCCGAACGTGGCTCGGCCTTGAGTACGGGATAGACGGTACTGTTCGTTCCTTCTGAGCCAGCGTGCCATATCTGCGGTATTAGTTGGGAGAGATCCGAGAGACATACCGCCGGCTTCGAGACAACGGAGCAGAAAACCAGAGCAATCGTAGGCGTTAGGACCAAACCTGTTTGCGGCCGACGAGTCGTAGGGCTTGCCGAGTTGAGTCTGCCCCCACGCCATTGCCTCGTAGATACTCATAGGATGTACCTTACACGTTTCGCAATATAGAAGGGGCTTATTGTTTGCGTTTTTTGGATGCAGCGATTATTTTGGCCGTGCTTCGCCCGCGTATCTCGCTACCATCCGAGTCAATAACCACGTCGAAGAATGTTCCATCCGGCTCGTCGTTAGCCGTTGTTGCTTTAGGATCTAGGTTGTCAGAATGCACTAATACCTCGTTTTGCTCGTTCTGCGTTGGCGGCTTCTATTCTTCTCGCTATGGCTTCAGGAGTGTAGAACTCCGGTGTTCCAAATACGGGCTCGGCCTGCGTTGCGATTGTTTCAGTCAACGATGTTCTCACCGACCCGGTGTCTATTAGCGCATAGTCGCCCGTCTCGGTGATTAGCCCTCGTTCTTCTAATACTGCGCGCACTCTTGGGCCGATGTTGGCACGAAACTCTTCCGGGTCCCACTGATTGTGACCCGAAAACGATCCTCGAGATCGAGTCGCAAACAGTTCAGCAACTTCTGGAGCCGCTCCTTCAACTTCGTACGCCATCCACTGGTTGTAAGCCCTAGCCCAAACCTCTATCGCACTCTCAAAGTAATCGCCTTTGCCTATCTCTTCGGCGTTTGCGAATCCTCTAGCGAAACTCGGCGAGTCGGTTGTCGCCGCTTCTAAGAAGTCCAACACAGCCGCACTATCTCCTTCGGAATACCAACCGCTGAAGCGGCCTGTTGTGGAATCGTAGATAGCATCAACGCGATGCCCAACTTCGTGCATCATGTTAGAAACTTCGTCTGTGAACGTCGTAGGGGCTTTCTCGCCAAACAGACGCTTTGTCATCTTCACCTCGATACGAGGGGCGCTCGCGGTTGTTTTGAGCGGCCCTGTACCCTCTCCTGCAGGCCTGAAACACGCGCTTGCTCTTGGTTTACCCGGTAAGTTCTCTAACCGTGCGATCTCTGTCTGCCACGCCTCTCCAGTACTACTTAGAGGCAGTTCCGGCGCTAGGCCGTGAACCTTTGCCATCTCATCAAGCGTGCTGCCGTAGAGTCTCTCTGCGCTAGGATCGGCAAACTGGAACCCATCTTTCATACTAAGTGGGAGTTCCTCAACTGTTGCTGGAACAAACTCGGCTGCCGGTTCTCCAGTAGCAGTCGGCTCTAGGTCAGGGACATCAGCGAGGTCGCTGGTGTCAGGAGCATCAAAGAACGGATCATCCTCTAGCGGGACATCACTCACGCTGTCCTCGTCTATCTCAACCTCGAAACTACACCGGCAGTTCGGGTGCAAGGGCGGGTACTCGATGTCAGTAGTAGTCTCGGATCCGTCAGCGGCGGTTGTCACCGATTGGAATGTCCCCTCCAACTCGATTGTCTGGCCCTCCATCTCGGCACACTCTGGGCAGAGACGGTCATCAGGTGTCAGCGACCAGACTCGCCGTGCTGTGGTCATATCAAACATTCCGTTACGGCCGGCTGTCAGCATTTCCTCGTAGGCTCCAGCGTTCGCTGCCCTCACTGTCTCGGTGCGTGCGATGGTACGGGCCCGATAGTTAAGCATCCGGTCACGATATGTTTCTACAGCCCTGTCTACCCGTTCTGTTGAGAGCCGATCTAAGGCCACACGGGGAGCCAAAGGCCGGCCCGGGCCTCCTAGGACCGTTCTACTCCCTTGACCTAACTGAGCCTCTAACAGGCCCCTCTCATAGTTAACTAATGCTTGAGCCTGTCGTGGTGCTAGACCTACAGTGTTACGGATAGTTGACTGAACCCTGTCGATAGGGAGGTCACCGCCTAAGCCGGCTGCTAGAACTGTCTGCACGTTCTTGAGTTGCTCGGCCTGTAGGCCTACGATCAGAGCGCCGGCTCTTTGCTCTCCGTACTGTATTGCTGCTGGGCTAGTCACGAGCATACTGCCAGAGATCTGGCCGGCTGTTGTCTTGCCGCCACTGATGAACACCTCACCAAACGTGTCCGCGGCGGTCTTAGCCTTCGTCACGATATACGTGTCGTTGGGAGCGCCGAGTATTGCTGCGACTTTCTTCCAATCGATGCTGTTCCTAAGTGTGCTTGGAGTCCCGTAGAGGACGCTCTCCGCTTCGGCTGGTGTTATCGAGTCGCGGGCTACTTGCAGAGCGGTGAGGATAATGCTCTGGACGGTGTTGACCTTGCGGTCGGCGATCTGGATTAGCGCAGTGTGGTCTGTGCCGAGTCGCTTGCGCGTCAGGCTACGTGTCACTGCGAGTCTCTATCAGACCTTCAGGACCATCAGCGTCAATCGTAGGCATCTCGCCGTCGATCCAACTTGGAGCGTCAGGGAGTCCGAGGACATTTCTGAGGTACTGCTCTATAGCAGGGTCAGGGAACAGTGGCATACCGGCTCTTGCTAGTTCGCTTAACGCTGCAGTCAGTGACGGGATGTCCGCTCGTTCGAGACTACCGGGGACCATCTCCGGGTATCCTTCGCGGTCCATACCGTTCAGTGCGAACAACCGTGGGATCGCATAGTTATTGAACACCTGAGAGATCGAGTCCATAAGGCTCTGAAGCCCCCTCATGAAGTACATTGACTTCTCTGAAGCGAGGGCCTGTGTCCCGACTTTCTCGTGGCCTAGCAGCATCACGTCGGCTAGGACGGCCATCAACATTGACCTCGTGTAACGGTCGATGATCGCGCTAGTGTCAAACGCTTTCCCGCCTCCCGACGACAACAGTTCGATCTTGATCGCAGGGTTGCCTGTGACATCGTAGGCGAGCGGGTAGACGATACAGGTCTGGTCGTCGATCCTAATGTTGCGCCCGATATTCTTCCACTCTTGGAGCGCAGCGTTAGTCCCCGAGTTGCCACTGTTAAACAGTGCCGGCGGTACTCCGATTATTGGGAGGCCGGCGAGGTCTCGTTCGACACCGATCGCTTCGATGTCCTCGAGACGTTTCTTAAAGTACCAAGAGCGGTAAGCGTTACGGAGCAGGCTACGGCCTTCAGGGTTGCCTTTGTGTTGTGTGGTACGGAATAGCAGTGCCTTCTCAACGGGTATGAAGGAACGCCCACCAGAGGGGAGGTTCTGGTAGAAGCCTCTGACTCCACCGTTGTCGTCTAGTGACCAAGTGTCGAGAGTCTCTTGGGCCCGTATTGGGAACTTACGCCAACCGATAAGCCCGTCGCTGTATTTGCTGTCACGGCTAGCGTCGTCAGGCTGCTTGCCGTCGCGGACTTTGTACACGATCTCGTGATACGAGTACCCGAAGACGAGCATTGAGAGAGCCTCGGCCATGAAGTCGCTCCACGTATGGGAGAGGTCGGCGAGGCACGACTCTATGAACTCCGTGTCGGCTTCACTTTCTGGAGTTTCGTCGTAAGGCCGGACATCCCAAGAGGTCTGGCGTACAGTTGATTCAATGGCATACAGGAACGCTCCGATGGTGGCATCGTTGTCCCGCATCTCGCGGTAGGTTCTAGTGGCCCGACTGCCTGACAGTTGCGGGAGCCATTCTTCTAGGATCGTACCGCCAGATTCTGGCAGGCCTGTAGCCCCATACTCGATGTACGGGTCTACGTTGTCGCCTTGAGCCGGTCCTTGCAAGTCTGAGGGCATCAGTAGAATGTTACCCTTATTAGGGAGTGCCTGCTACACGAGTTCACATTCTCCATCCAGACGGCTCTGAGCCTGACAGAGGCGAGACGAGCGCAGCGTTACTGGCGTCAACCGAGAGAACGTCAATAGCAGCGGACAGTACGTCTATTTGGTCGTCGTGGTCACCGTCAGGGAACTGCGAACACTCGTCAAGGAACGCCTGTAGATAGTTGCCTCGGACTAACGTGATACGGCCTTGTTCGGCTGGGCCGGCGACGAGCACGTTCGCTCGAGTATTCTTGTCGCCGCTAGGACGGTAGCCGCGTACCCTGTGAGTTCCTTCTAGGAGGCGGGCATAGTGGGCTATCACGCTCTTGCCGCTTGCTCCCGGCTCCTGCTCGATCCAGATAGCGACCTCGGGCCCGTCCATTTGTGCTGTCTCTACGATCATTCGCTCTACCTGTGCCGGCGAGGATCTGAACCGCTGGCCGTGGAAGACCGTATAGCCGTCGTCTGACTTGCCTACTAAGAACCCGACAGACCAATCAGGATCAGGGTTCGTGTCACTGGGCTCGGTTGCCGCGAGGTCCCACATACGGATCCTCACGTTAGAGGCTGGGGCCATTTCTACGATCTTGAACCACTCGGGCCTTAGAGTGCTGCCTTCAGGTTCGAGTATCTCGGCGTACAGTTCTTGTCGGCCTAGTCGGGTGCCTTTGTACCGGGCGTTCAGTTCTAGGAGGGCTGCCGGCGACAGGTTGGCAGCGTTGTCGAACGTGCTGCCTCGCGTGAGGTAGATACTCCCGTCGTCGCGAGCCACCCATTCTTGGAGTAGGCGAGACGGCTTTGGAGTCGTAGTGATAACTGCTTGAGGGTTCTGGCCGATACGGAGCGCAGGAGCGATGCCCTCTGTCCAAGTGGCGTACGGGTATCGCCACTTAGCGATCTCGTCTGCCCATACGCCGGCGAGGTTGTAACCGCGGCCGGAGTCACTGTCGTCGGCGCTTAACATATGGACTCGCTGGCCGTCAGGGAACGTCAGTTGCCACGAAGAACGGTTGTAGTAGTAATGATCGCCCTTCGTCATACCCCGCCGGCTGAGGATATTTTGGATCCCAGAGGGTCCCTCAACACACACGTTCTTCACGTCGCCGAAGGTTTCCCCTACTATCGCCCACTCGGTCGGAGTGCCGTCAGGTCCACGCGGGAAGTCTAAGACTTGCTGGACTAACCACTCTGCCCCTGTGCGAGTCTTGCCCCATCCACGGCCGGCCAGTATAAGCCAGATAGCCCACTGCCCTTCAGGAGTTTGCTGCTCTGGTCGAGAGGCATACCACCACGGGGTTGTCAACAGTTCTTCCGCTAGCAGAGGATCCATATTAGCGAACGCTTTATCACGGGCCGCCGGCGACAATGCCTCTGCTTGCTCTTTCAGGCTCTGGCCCATCAGTCGTCTGTGATACCGCGAGAGCGCCTAGCGTCATCGAGGAGCGACAGTAAGGCTGTCCTCGGATCTTCTAGTCGTATAGGCCCACCCT